ATAATTTTTAAACTTTATCATAAAATTTTGCAAGGTTACCAGATATATGACTATTGACATTTGGATCATCTAAACTATAGATAGATGTAAATGCTGATGGATCTAATTCCCCTTCAGTCTCATTACGTATCTGATCTATTGCATCTTTAGTCATATTATATTTATAAGCATAAGCTTTTAAGAATTCAGGATTTCTAAATGCTTCTTTAAGAGCTGCATCTTCTTTAGCTCGTTCAGCTTTCTCCCATTCTTGGTAAGTAATACCATGAGCTTTAATCATGGCTTTATATTTATCCATCGGAGTAATCTCTTCTGGATTATCTTTATTCATTTCCTGTTGAACTTGATGAATCTCATCGTAGATTTCAACAGTCTCTGTTCCAACATCGAATACTACATCATCAACATCATTATCAGTCTTGATACCTTGCTTTGTAATACCGAAGTTTTCTTTAAGATTCTTACCTTCATACCATACATATAATGCCATGAGATAAGAGAAAGTTAAATCGTCATGTGTATTAGCAGAGTGCTCAATCTTACCATTACGTTTAACTTCTAAACCAATGAATTCATCATAAAGTTGTTTAGTAACAAACTTATCTTTATGATTATCCATACGCTCTCTTAAGATTTCCATTAAGAGTTCACGTACATTCTTAGTTGAATCAAGACCAAATACTTTAACTAAAGCCTTAGTCTTCTTAATTGCCCCAGGTCCTTCAAAACGTTCTTCGAGTATCTTTTCTTTATGCTCGAAATATAAGTTCTTAGAGATACCTGCTTTTTTAAGTAATGCTATAACCGACGCCCCGAACCCGACTGTATTTAGATATAGACGCTACTCTATACCCGTGCGTTCTGGCATCCACTCCCATTACAGGACGTGTCTAGATCATTTGTCATCCTCCAACTTTACTTGCTGAGGCTAGAATTTTTCTTCCGCCAATCGCTTGCGGTTCTACTCTCCCGTCAGGAGATGATCGTTGAACGTGTCTTCTTATTAAGAAGCTTTCGCTGCTAAACATGGGAGATAGCTTTACTCCACACATGTCAAAGCAATTAACCCTATTGATACATAGACATTTCTATCTATGCAGTGCGTTCTTACACCATTTCGTTCGACGTTGATTACTACATTAGGCATATACTTTTGTGTCAATTCAACTATAATCTTAGCCAACTCAATTTGACTAATATAATTACATTTAAACGTACCGATAACTTTAGTAGTCTTACTATCAATAATAGTAATAGCAGAGCTATCTCGTCTATAACCACCAGATACGTCAACCCCCATTATTGGAGGATCTATAGGTTTACCATTTCTACTATAGTCTATCTTACCAAATAAGTTAACTTGGAATTTACCACCTAGTACTTCAATAGTACTATCAGGATCTTTAGTTAGACGAGATACGGTTTCTAATTCATCTAAGGTAAATGGTGAATTATCAGAACCTTGAGACCATTCAAGAAGTACTTCACGACGGATGTCTTCCCAACGGTTATTCATAGTTCTACAGATTTCTCTGAACCAGTCTTCTGATTTACCAAGTTGAGCATAACTGAACTTGATATATACGAAAGTAGACTTAGTATTAGAATTCATTATATCCATAATCTGTTGATATGATTTATCATACCAGAATTCAGAGAATGGAACTGCATCTTCTTTCATTTGGTATGCAAAGATACCTTCAGTGGATGTTAAGAATCCTGGTGTTGTAGTGAATAGGATACCGTATGGTGCACCATTTGCTCTAGCATTATCGGCAGCTCTCTTGAATGCAGGAACTGTGTTAAGATAAATGATTTCATTATATGGTGCAAATCCCCATTCGTCACCCCAGAGTAACGGAATAGATTTACCACGAAGAGTATTTTGTGCAGCTGTCTTATTACGAGCAGATGCTACAGTGATAATCTTATTTCTATTAACAGCATGCTCAAGTCTCAATACTGTATCGGAGACTTTAGCATTTTTACCATCACGAGAGAATGTTTGGTCCATACGTAGATATGGAGGTAAACACTCACGTAAGTTTTTAAGAGTTTGTAAGTTATCTTTGGAACCATCTAATGCTTTATGCATAAATGCAATAGTAGAGTTAGATGTACCAAAGTTAAATAAATGCAAATATCTAACGTCTGCGGATAATGTTTTACCATGCTGACGAGGGAGCTCTAAGAATATATTCATATTATAAATAGAGCAGAAGAATAATGCCATATTACCACGGTGTAGCTCTAATGGAATACCTTTACCACTACCACCTTGGTCTGGTACACGTACTACTTCACGAGCAAAGTACCAGAAGTTTACCATACACTCGGCTAATACTTTACCTTTGTAGTATGCACTTAAATTTGGATCATGTGGATCTATACCAGCAAGATCTGGATCTAGAAGTGCCAGCATGAATTTATTATTCTTTATCCCAATGGCTTTTAAATACTGATGCATCTTTATGAAGCTAGTATTTCGAGTAGACATTTGATAATAGATCTTCATAAATACCTCTAGAATAATATATTATAAACGTGATATAGTGATATAAGATTTATAGTAAGGAGGTTATATCATGCTATTCACAATTAAAGAAATTAAGAAATTGGAATCACAATTCCGACCAACGTTAGTAGTATACTATCTAGTATTATTACTAACTATGGTAATCATTATTGGATCTGTTATAGATCCACACTTTATGGTAAGATGGTCTTACTGGTTAACAATGAATGCTACTCAAAATATCAATACTGCAACTACAGTAATGGTATTAGGTAATCTTGCTAAACTAGTAACCATATTCTTACTTGGAAATTATGCTCAATACCTACATAGATTCATTCATGTAAGAATCTATGGTAAAAAAAGAAAAGTATGATAAATATCTCCCATAGGATTCAAAGATCCTATGGGAGCTATATATGTCTTATTTTTTTTCTTTTGTTGCTTTTTTAGCTTCAGAAACTTTTTCTTCAGCGTTTTCAACGATTTCTTCTTCTTTTGCAGGAGCAACTGCAGCTTTAGCTTCTTCTTTAGCTTTATCTTCAGCAGCTTTCTTAGCAGCTTCTTCTTCAGCTTTACGTAAAGCTTCTTCTTTAGCTTTTGCTTCTGCCTCTTTACGAGCTGCTTTAGCTTTTGCTTCAGCTTCTTTACGTGCAGCTTCTGCTTCTTCTTCAGAAATAGAAGGAAGAACTTCTGTATTGTAGTTAGTGAAGTCTAGTACTACTGTATCACCAGTAGGAAGGATTTCACGTACTGTAGCTTGTTGAGAAATGCAATCAGCGATTTCTTCTACAGTTAATAATTCACGATAGATACCACGTACAAATTTGTTACGTAAACGAATTGGACGACGGCATTCAACATTAACAAGTTTAGTCTTCAAAGTGCTCATCATATGCCTCCTGAATAGAAACGATTAATTCATCATCGATAAGATCATAAGCTTCTTTAAGCTCAACGTTATCTTCGATTTCTTCAGCAAGATCTTTGCTATCATTTTCATGAGTGCGATCGATATCAGAAAGCAATTCAATTTCAGCTGCATCATCTTCATCGTCAGCTTCAATATCAATTTCTTCATCTTCTAACTCAGCTACGGAATCGATATCAGTGTTGTCATCGTCATCATCTAATTCGATTTCATCCATAGCATCAACGACATTGTCGATTGTATTATCCATATCGTTATCAGTAGCTGTGGAATCAGCAACAACATCTTCTACAGTAGAAGCCGCATCATCAAGCTCTTGATGGATAGTTTTATCATCTGCCATTATTAAATCCTCCTTAAAAATATTAATCTATAGCAGAATCGATGTAATCATCGTTATCATCTGCTAGATCATCTAAATCATCATCGGATAATGTAGATAATGCAATATCTTCATCATCCATAATTTCATCATCATCGTCACCATTTTCAATGGCATCAATGATATCTCTTTTAGCAATTAAAGAATCTAAGAAAGCGTTTTCATCGACCATTACGTCAAATGCATCTTTCTCGTCAATTTGCTCTTTAAAATATTGATCGAGTTCACTGTTCATTGCAGTACCTCCATTAAGATTACTGATATGTTAACGTGATACATTTTTTAATATTGCTTGAACTTGACGTTCTAGGATATAAATAATCACAGGAACGTAGTAAAATATATCATGTTGAGGGATAGTATAGTTAAAGTCTTCTAGAGTTTTGATTAAGAATTCTTCATATCTATTCATCTTATCTGTATTATCATTAAAGTAATCAATGATAATATTCTTGAAATAGTTTAGATCATCAGTTTCATACCGTTCATTATCTCTAATACGCATAACTGTATCATCATCAAATGAAGGTACTTGCCAATAATCACCCATTTTATATTCATGGAAGATATAGTAGTACTTCTCTAGACTATAGTATAATAAAGATGTCTTATCTTCTACCATCATACCATAGCAAGACGGATTACATATAGTACCAATATCTTTTCTTTCTAATGAGTGGAAGAAAGATTTAGAATAATCTAATGCAAATGTAGCTCTAGGAGTTAGTTGATGTGCTACGTGTAGATAATCTAATTCACCACTATTCATAATATCATGACGTTTAATGAATTCAATCATATAACTATCATAGAAGTTATGATCATCATAAGAAAAAATAAAAGTCTGAGTTTTATTACTATAGAAGAGACTTCTATAGTAAGCAATCATATCTTGACAGATATTTTCTAGTCTACTGATATAAGCGTAATCATCATCTTTGATTACTAGAGATAAGTTAGTACCGATATTTGTAGTATCCATAGTATAGGATTCTACAACTAAGGAATCAATATCTGTATTATCACCATCATGGGAACTTAAACGATAAGATATCTTATACATATTAGCCCCAGTAGGTAATGTATCTAATGATACACTTGTAACTTTGAAGAGATATTCTTCATTAGTATGATTAATAATGAAATAGTCTTGAGGATATGGTTTAAATGCATTAGGTACAATATAAGCATCGCCTTCAATTGTATCTGATTCAAGACCAAAATCACCAGCATCCATTTGAACTTGAATTCTATCAAGACCAAAGATAACTGTATCTTTAATTTTATTATATCTTAATGGAGAATCTCCATCAGTATAACTATAAGCTAAGCTTGTAGACTCATCTAATGTACTCTTACTAGTATTGATATTGTAGTAAGTACATGTAGTAGGAGCTTTATCTGTAAAAGTATAGAATGTATTATCAAGCCGTTGAACTTGTGACTCTAATATAGAGTTTATCGTGGCTGTATATGTAGTGTCAAGGAATTTACCCATAGTCGACCTCCTTTATTAATGTGATGTTTTAGACAAAAAAATAAAGCGATATGGACTTTAAGCCCATACCGCTATAGTATTTGTGTACAGAAGTCTTGTATCTTACTTAATGGAACTCCATAATCTTTATCAGCTTGGTTTACATGAGCAAAGACTCTAGATCCTCTAAAGAATGCTATATTATTCTTTATAAAGTATTCTATTTGTCTTTTAGCTATCTCACCAGCAGAATCATTATCGAAGTATAGATGAATATCCATATACATTATACCTTTAGATAAGATATATCTTAAGATAGCTGAGTATTTATTACCAGCTGCTGCAAAGTATATCCCAGTAGATCTATTGGTAATATTATTGTATATAGATATGATATCAAATTGACCTTCTGTAATATGTACCGTAATTCTATCTGATGTATATGGAATAGATGATGGTATACAGAAAGCTTTATTATAAATATCTCTATCATCTAGTTTACAGATTAGATATCTGTATTTACTATCGACTTCTCTAATACAACGCATAGATAGCGATGTATTGTTAACCGAGAGGAATCCTACATAGTCCCTTTGAATTCTTTCAAAATCAGATTCTGTAGCTCCCAGATACCTCATAATCTGGCGTTTAAAAAAAGAGAAATCGAAGATAATCTTCATATTCATCATCTCAGATACTGATAAGTTAGTACCGAGACGATTATTAATATAGTTTACCTTATCTGGATATAGATTATAGTTTACCTCAAATGCATCATATGCTACTTGAGGTTCTCTTAAGTGATTAGCAGAGTAGGAATTGCTCCTACTCTGTCTCATCTCTTTATTATGAATATCAATAGCTTGGATAAGTTCTTCATCTCTAATATCTAAGAGATTAAGGAAAGTTCTATTGACTAATCCACCTGCTTCACATTTAAAGCAGTTAAACATGTAAGGCTTATCTTTCGATAAGCCTATATACATGTGTTTCTTCCCAGCGGAAGATGTATGCCCACAGTATGGGCATCGTAAGACTAATTCTTTTTTACCAGCAGCAAACTGGCTATTAGGAATTAGCGATTTCAATTTGCTGCCGATATCCATTATTTTTCTTCGTCTTTCTTATATTTATTTTTTGCTTCAATAACCTGAGCAATACCAGTAAATATTGCACCAGTTAATATTGCAGCACCACCTAGGATGGCTGCAACAGACGTACCTGTTTCTTTACTCAATTCAAATGCTGCTTTACCAGCTTTACTTGCAAATTCTGCAAAATTCATAATCTTTCCCTCCTATAGACTATTTATTATTAATAGCATTAACTAAATCTTTACTTACTTTACCTTGGGTAAATGCTTCCACCAAATCATCATGATGAGATGTAGCTTCTTCAATTCTTAATCTTAATAGTTCACGTGGATCGATATTATCCACTGTTTGCTCTTTAGGTTTAGCTTTAGCCTTTTCTAATAAAGCTTCAGCTGCTACAACTGTACCATATGCTGCAAGTACTCCTGTTGCAGCTTTACCTGTAGTTTCAATTACATTACAAATACCATCCCAATCTTCTTTAGATAGGGAATCAATTAGATCTAATACCATGATGTATTACCTCCTTGTTAAACCATTAGTTGAAAAGTACATCTAAAGTAATCTCTTGGATTCTTTTACGTAACCCTTCCTCTGAAGTTTGCTTATAAAGCCATTGAAGTGCTGGAATTAGGCGAGCTGTATTTCCATTAGCCAACTCTAATACTTCTTTAGCAGTAGCTTTCTTAAATCCAATGGCAAAGCCAATAGATTCATAATTTAAAGTAGTTGTCTCAGGTGATTGAATTATATGTCGTTTTGGTTCACCAATTTCGATTTCCATAGACTTAGGTTCTATAGGAGATAGAGTTCCTACTTTAAGAGCCTTATAATTAGATTTTACTTCAACTAATTCTTTCTCTCCAGTTTCCTCATCTTTATGATATAGGAATGGATTAAGTCTATTGCCTACTAAATCTTCTTTAGGAAGCTCGTCACTGAGGGTAATTTTATTGATGCAGATGTCATAGACATCTTTAGGTGTTAGCTTATCTTTGAACTGTTCATATGTAGCTTCTAAATCAGAGCCACATTTTGCAAATACTTCTTTAACATCGTTTGCTAATTTAACTGTAATCATAATTATCTTATCCTTTCACTAATTCCAATTTGTGATTTAATATATAACCAGATGGATTAGATCTAGTTAGTTGTGTTAATACATTCATAAGTGGTAAGTATTTAAACTCTTTGATTGTACTATATTCTTGAGAGCCATATGTAAACTTACCAGTATTGACATACTCTTCTAAATAATCTTCTAGATAATAGAAGAGACTTAAGTTGTTATCCATTCTATTATATAGATTTCTAGAAGAGTTAGTCTTTAATCCATATTTCAAGAAGATATCTCTAACCATTTCTGGATTAAAGTTTTCACTTCTTGCAGCCACAAGTAAATCATATGTAAACTCAGCAGATTTAACTGCATTCACTTGCGGATCAGATAATACTCTATGGCTACTAATAATATCTGCATCCGCTGCATACTTATCAAAGTAAGCCTGTTGCATATATCGTCTAATATTAGTCTTAGCACTATTGACAGTATAATATTCACACTCATACTCAATAGCTAAGTCTAATACTTTGATAGACTCACCTAACTTAAACATATCATCTATTAGTTTACTATTGAAGTATCTGAAATAGATATTGTTTAAGATAGCGATATATGGTCTAGTAGTACACTTTTGAAGAATAGTAGTTAAATCTAACTCTTCAATAGTAGTATGGAATCTACGTTCAGCTACATCCTTTGCAAGATCATAATCATCATAGATACGTTGACGTAATACTGGATTGATATCCATCATACATTCTAAGACATCATCTCCAGTACCGATATCAATATTATTCTCACGAATAAATTTAACATTTTTTAATACTACTTCCGGTATGTGTTTAAATCTGTATTCCTCATTCATCCGTTTTTACAACTCCTAACTTCTTATCCCATTTTCTTCCAGGGATTTGTCCTTTAATAGTTAACCAAATATAATATAAGAATGGCAATGTTTTATATATCCGACTAATCTGCCAAACTTCACCTTTATACATAATAGCACCTTTCTTAGCTATATTATTTAAGTATCGTCTATAATTTCTATAGAATGTGATATTCTTAGTAAAAATCTTTATACTTCTATTAGAGTTATGAGAGTATTTTACATTATATTTATCACATAATTCTGTATAAGTTTTATATGGATCATCATTATCCAATAAACTATCTATTACTAATACTGCAAAGTCTACAGATCTTTTTAGAATATAATCTGGCAATTTACCAACTCTTCCAACATAAATGCTGATTTCTTCAGGTGTAGCTGTATATTTCTTGATATATTCATCAGCATCATATGTTTGAGTGGCTAAATAATCACATTTCTTTCTATTACCACCATACTTTAATTGAATCTGGCTTTTAGATAAAGTTGTAGCATCAAATATCTCTTCAATCAATTTTATATTAAAGTATCTGAAGTAGATATTACTAATAATAGCTTTATATTTAAAATAGGATCCTTTACCTAATGATAAGATATCAGTAAGAGTTATTTCTTCGAATGGCTTTTCAATAGCCTCCTCCATTCTAAATATTTGATCTGTATCGGCTCTAATTGTATTAATAAAGGGATTGATTACATTTAATTCAGTTTCCCTAACATTAATATCATATCTTTGACAGAATAGATAGTTCTTTAAAATCATACTATCTACCCCATCAATAAATTGAGTTAATTTCATTAAAATCTACCTCCTATTCTATTTTTGTAAACCAATTCTACCAGCGGAAGCTGAAACGTATTCTATCTTACCATTACCATCACGATCAAACTCTACGAATTCTCCCACTTGTAATGCTAGTATTTTCTCTTCATTTTTCAATACCGCCTCCTTAGCTTCATTAGGCAACTTCCAATCTGGATCGCCAAAGTTAACTACATTCTCTTCACTCATTTCACCTCCACCATTCCAGAATTCAGAACCGGACTTACGCACTGCAGAGAAGATGTTTCCATCTACATCTACTTCAGCTGTCATCCAGTCATAATAATGAACGTCATACTGGAAGTATGAGTCATTGTATCCATAATTGGATTCTAACTTGTAGCCATTTTCATCTAGACGAGTAATCTTTGTATCTGCACTAGACAAGTTTAAAGATGCTAAAGTTTCAATAAGTTTATTCATGATATATTTCCTCCTTATTCTAATAACACTAAACACAAATATATCATATCACCCTTATAATATACGAATATAAAAAATTTAGAATACAAATGCCACTAAGAGTTAATCTCCTAGTGGCTATTATATTATTTCTTACCGTAAGTATTATCCCAATCAGCAATCTTCTCATTGAGCGCATCAAGATTATCAGTTCTATATCCGTATCCAAGATTGAATCTTAGATCTCTAATATCTTCAATATCCATATCCCATGAAGCAATCATTTCAGATTTGAAGTCATAAAGATATTCTGAATCTACACTATTATATAATTCAGTATATGCATTAGTAAAGTCCTTAATAAACTCTGTAGGAAGCTCTATATCTAAAGCGTTTTCAATTTCGCCTATAATATAATCTACTTCCCAATAGAGATCTTGATTAGTAAACTCAATACCATTGATTTCTGCTTTGAATTCTTGAATAACTTTTGATTTCATTTTAGTTTCCTCCAAATAAAATAATATCCACTAGGAGCATTAAACTCCTAGTGGCTTTTCAGTATAATCTCTTGTATCCATATAACTAAGCATATCATTAAATGCTTCTTTTGCTTTAGGATCTGGATTATTCACATTAATGTATCCCTCTGGGGCAAGTATCATTACATTATCAGTTTCATCTAATGCGTATTTGATATCTCCAGTATCAGCTACATAAAAGTTATCTCTATTTACATAGAATTTATATCCAGTATAATCAGATTTAAATACGGTCTTATCTTTTCTTAGTTTATTGCTAATTAAAGTATAATATCCCTTTAGTAACATAGTAAATCTCCTTACATATTAGAATTAGGTATTATTCTTTTGTTGACCCGTATTTAGAATAGATAATCCCCTCTACTTTAAGGGACTTAGTTAATACAGTATCTAGAATTATCATTAAAGTTTCATGCATATATGTATTAGTATTAGATTCCATCATAAATAAGACATCATCATCTAATCCATAATTATGTATCTCAAATGATAATCTCTTTAATATTGGTTTACTTCCAGATATATCAAATACCATGCCAGATTCATATGTAATACTATCCTTACATTGTCGGCATTCGATGTATATGTGTTTACCTCTATTTATTATCTCAGCATTAACTCTACCGAATAGATATTGCTTATACGTTTCTAAGATTGATTTAAGTATATTAGTCTCCAATTTCTCTTATCCCCTTAAGTTTAATAAATGAACTATACCCAAAATTAAGACTACAATCTTTAAATGATTCTAATACTTCAGCTATTGCATCATCATTAACTCTACCAAGTTTAGTAACTTCCTTGACTGGATAGATTCTATCGCTTTCAATGAAGTCTAGTATATTAATATACGCAAAACTTATCTTATTATCACTCTTTTCAATTATGAATCTACCTTTAATATGATAATAATCATCTTTATGGATACATTCTACAGAGAATGTATTTTGAGTCTCTCTAATAGTAATATTACCGAATAGTAAATTACTTACCGATTCAGAAACTTTACCTAGTTTAAGCATTAGTCTTCTCCTTTATTAATAAATCTACTTGAAACCCTGATAGTTGGATCATAGCCATATCTCTTATTATACTCCTCAAACTTATTGAGTAGATTAACCATCTTAACATGATTAGCTTTACATAGCATAACAGATCGTTTATCATCCTCTGGTTTCTTACTATTAATATATGCTAAATTAACACGACCATTATTCTTATCTACCATTAACTTACCAGTTATCTTAATATCTTCTTGATCGATTTTACAAAGGATATTTAGTTCTCTTGTATATTCATTAATAGATACTCTACCAAATAGTAATGGTCTAATACTATCAATTATTTCATTAAAGTTAATCATTATTTTCACCTCCCTATATCATAACGATATAGTTCTAATAGGTTTAGTATAGCCATATTGCTTATTAGCTTCTCTGAAAATAGCTAATATATCTTCAATACTAGATCTATCTCTTCTAGCTAACCTGTATGTAGTCTCCAATGGATATTCTGGATCATACTTATCATATAAATTACATTCGATATTTAATAATGTAATCTTATTCAACTCTTTATCTATGATTATTCGACCAGCTATTCTTACTTCCTCTTCTCTATAAGTGCATTCTACAATTATATTCGGTAAGAATTCTTCAACAATTACATCGCCAAATATAAAATTATAGAATCCTTCTGGCATATCATTTAAGTTAATCATTCAATCCTCCTAAAATAAAATATATGGGTAAGAGAGACTAAACTCTCTTACCCTAAAATATTAACCATTATTAATCAAGCTCGCATAGATCAAGAATTCCTCATTAAGTAACTCCTGTTGTGGGATGAATGCTTTACCAGTATTCTCCTTATTATCGAAATCAATAATTTGGAACTTAGATGATACTATAGTAGCAAGCATAGAAACGAGTAGATTAGTAATCTTCTCATTTCGATAAATGGATGCAACGGATTCATATGTATTAGAAGAGGTAATCTTCAGTAACTCTTTCTTATTCATATTAACCCGTTTAATTACTTTAACAAACTTACCAGATAAGATTGCTTCCATTGTATATAAGCCATTAGATGCTAATATACGTTTAGCTGCAATGATAAGTTTGATATAGTTAGTTAAATCAATAGATCCTAAAGAAGATGGATCTCCAAACCACTTATAGAATAGATAGCATACTAGCATCTTTTGATGTGGTACAATTGGAGACTTACGTCCTTTAGATAATTCTATCTTATAATAATCAATCTCTTCTTTAGAGAATGGACCAAATCGTTCTTCAATTTGCTTCATAGTATTCTTGAAGTTTACTTGATTATGAATCAATAAGGCTTCATTCTTCTTAGAGAGATGACTTTCAAATTTATCAAATTCTGAATTGTCATCATCATCACCTTCATTACGATCAGATGATAATTGATTGAATGCGAATTCATATTTAGCATTAACAACCTTATTCTTGATATTGTTTTTAATGGACACATATATCAGATTCAACAATGTGCCATTATAAACAGCCTTTGGAATAACTTGGATGATAATACTAATGATTGTATCAAAGCTATGAGAGAATTTGTTGCGGGAACGGATAAATTGTCTATCCCATGCACCAATATTCTTATTCATATCTTGTAAGATACGACTAGCTGTCGTTTCAGATAACTTAGTATATAGATCCATATCTGGATGCATATCTACAATAAGGATATCGTAGAACTTCATCAGGTATTCGTCTATATTTTGTACTTTCTTGATATAAGCATAATGAATCAATAGTGGAATCAATATCAATTGAAACATACTTACTTCCATTAATGCTTGAAGATGTTTATTAGCATATTGAAGCACATTACCATTCTTCTTATTACGTTTAATATGAATGATAAAGTTATCTTCATTCAATGCTTTTACTTTTCTAGCAAATGTACTAAACAAGATATCTCGTTTAACATCCGCCATGAATGTATCTAGATCGTATACATTAGATTCATCAGTATCAATCAAGAACTTAATTCTTGCATAGATAGCAATCAACTCATGTTCAGGATCATAGAATTTTTCAAAATAATTTAGATAATGTGTAAAATGATCTACACGTTCTTCAGAAGAATAACATTTCTTAATACTCAATACAAATGAGTTAAAGATAAGACTTTCCTCTTGGTTATTAGTTAGCATTTGAGACAATGGAGCGATAATTTGTTTACCTCTAATTGTCTTTAATACTTTATCTTCCTCTGATGTTGGGAACCAATCATCAATAGGTGGAATTGCATCCTCTGGTCTAATAGACGTAGAGAACGTTCTTGCTTCTGGAGTACGAATAGAGTACTCTCTGTCATATATTTCCCCTGACTCTTCGATATTACGTCGAACAGTTCTACTTGTCAATGCTTCTGTTAGTTGCATTACTTCCTCCTCATACATAAACGAATATCATTACTATTCATCTTTATAATATATGATCTTATATTCGTTTCGTAGTCTTGGTCCTCCTAATATTCGATTTGATATTTTTACTAAGAGCCTTGCTTTGCATTGATGCGGCAGTTGTATTAGTAGTTCTAACTTTACCAATATGCTTAACTACCTTATTTGCATTACCACCAGACTTAACTCCCTTTTTGAGTAATCTATGTTTAAATAACGGATCTATAGCTCGAGCATTCTTTTCACCTTCAAGACGAAGTTGTGCTTTGGTGCTACAGTCGGTTACTAATTTGAAGAAATCTTTAGCATTTCTAATTACTAAATTAGATTCTTCATAATAATGCTTCTCTAGATAGCCATGTTGACGTATATATAGGAACCCGAAATATAGAATTTTAGCGAAATTTACTACCCCATAGGGGTTACGTTCTTTAGGCTTAGATTTAAGCACTTCATCAGGCACTTTATCTAATAATTCGTCTACTAGAACACCATTTGCATTATATACATGAGCAAATGTGAAAACGAAAGCTGGGTCATTAGAGAAGAATTGTACTTTATAATTCTTCAAAGTACTAGAGTGACTATCGGTTACACTCTTAGGAGAGAATTTAAATACAACTTCATATGTAAACTTAGGTACTATCTCAGATGGTACTCTAAGGAGAATGAAATAATCTTTACCATCAGTATAAAAGTTATGATCGATCTTCCCATTGTATCTTAACATAACCTTTTCAAATTTTTTCTTATAAGCTTCAGCTAAATATTGCGAGCCAGTTACATTACCTTTACCCGCAGGAGATTTTCCATATTCATCTAAAGTCATTTCTAACTTAGCCATCCAAACTTCTCCTTAATGAGGTTCTTACCAGGATAGGAATTCAATTCCTACCCCAGTAAGCTTGCTCTGGACAATTAATCTTTATAGATATTGTGTGCTGGAGATTGGCAAAGGAATTGCTTAGTCGTAACTAGCATACCAACCACATTAGCAACAATGTCTAACACAGTGATATCTGATTTAATAGAAGATAATACTAAACCATCGGCTTCACCTGTACGTAAGTTAATAGGTGTTTTAGTTTCGATAGTAGTCTTGATCATATCTTTAACTTCATCAGATGCTTCGGAATATGAGGAAGGTACTTCACCAAGGGAAGAACCATAAAGTTTTGCAAGTAAATCTAAATAGGAGTTGTATACTACACTAATGATTCCAGTATCAGGATTTTTATGAAGTTCGTGGAATACATTGAATGCTTGGATATTTGCACCCCAACCATAACCATGCTCAGCAGCAGACATGCAGTTCAATACAGCATCTTCTGCAGAGTCGAAACGATTATCACGTTCTTCAGGAGTAGAACCACCAATATATAAGTCAACCATATTAGCTTTCATGCTATGGATACGACGACGTAAGTTACCAATATCATTTAGGTTCTTACCATCTTGTTTAGCTTGAGCTAATTGCATTTCTAAGTTATTGATGATAGATTTATAGAAGTCAGAGAATTCTGTAGTACCTTCTTTATACATGAGTTTAGGGTTAATAATTTTAGTTTTATTATAACCTGCAACAACTGCATCTGCAGTACCACACCAATCAACGATTGTATCAACTGTTGGAGCATCACCTTTTTCTTGGTCTTTTTCTTGTTGCTCTAAGCTGATATACTTACGAATTGTACGAGCATCACATAAGTTAGCTAAGTCCATAAGTACTTCTTTTTTATAGATATCGGATACAAGACAGAATGGGATATTAAAGTTATTGGCTTTAGCATTCATCATTGTCTTAACCAATGGATCCATAACAGCAGCAATATCACTGGATACTTTAGGACACATGATAACTGTTGGAGTTAATTCACGACGATCTTTTAAAGGTTCCATGATATTATGATAAATGATAGCAGAGAAGAAGTTAATCATTTCTGGAGTATCAATAGGATCTTCAAAGAAGTAGATCTTAGGGGCATTGATTTCTGCAGTAGATTCAGCTTCATTAGTAACGAATACTTTATCAGCATAACCTGCATCTAATGTCATACCATCAAAGATTTTAATGTAGTCTTGGCTATCATTAGAACGTTTAACGTCAATATATACATCAGTACCATTTTCCATATAGATACCAGAGATCAACTCAGCCATCTCTTCATTATTATTTGTAGAGATTAGAGCAATCTTATGGATATCTTCATATGTTTGGATTTCACGAGTTTGAGACATAATTGTTTCAGAAGCACGTTTAACCAATTCATTAAGTTGACGTTCTAATTCTGCTGGTGGTAAATGCCAGTTATAGATTTCAGCATTATCTCTATTTGGTTCACATTTAGTAGCCAAACGTTTATAGATGAGTTGAGATAATAAGATAGCAGATGTAGTACCATCACCAACATTCTTAACTACATGAGAAGTTAAGTCTTCTAATACTTCACGGATACTCATTTCTAAAGTACCATTGAAATAGATATTTTTCAAGATAGTATGACCATCTTTAGTAAATTTAGGAAGAATGTCATCTTTCTTGATTTGAGTAGCAGACCCATAAGGTCCGAAGGATGTAACTAGGGAATCAGCAATGATTTGCAACACTGCCATAGTTTGTTCATGTAAAGTTTTTTGCTCTACAATATTAGAGTAGATATGCATAATTACCTCGCAATTTTAACTAATTTGTCATATGGTTCAACGACATAGAATAAGTTCTTAGGAAACATATCGTAGAACTTAGCTTGAACTATATACTTACCTAACGTATAGTCGTAGTCTGTATTGATAGCATTACGTAAAGCAAAGACATGTTTGCCTTCAACTTTAGGAGAGTAATCTTCTAATCTGAATAAGCTATCTGTATAGATAGCATCATATTCATTTAAAGGAATATCTCTCTTCTTATAGATACGTAGTTTGTTTTTTAGATTTAAGCTCATAGACCGTAGATTAGTTTCTTGATATTCATTATCTACAGCTATAGCTATATTGAAGCTCTTACCTTCGATGCCAATAATATTATAGAATAGTCTATAAAGATCAGTCTCATAAGTATTAAAGTAAAGTAGTTCACCATACTTATTAATAATCTCTTCTAATAGATCATCAGCAGAGTCTTGGTATTCTTCTTTTAATAACGCAGTTAATGGATTTGGTTTAGTACGTTCTTGAAAGATATAGATCATATCCAATTGAGATAGATCTAGTATTCCATCAATGAAGTACTTAGAATTCTTGAATCCATACTTTATTACATCATATATCGATAAGTCTGTATTGAATAAACTAGAGTATTCAAATATAGGAGCGACTGTTTTACCTTCCATATGAGTATCCTTACAAAAAAATAAGGAGATAGAGAATGACTCTATCTCCTATAATATTACATGTCATCTAAAGATGCACGTTTGAATTCACTATTACTAGAAGAGCTACCACCAAAGCTGCTATTACCAGCATTAGAGTTTACCCCTAACTTTTCTGCAATTGCTTCAATAGTTGCATTAGTATTGCTACTAGCATATTGAGCTGTTTCATGTACAGAGTAAGCATATGCATTAGTCATAGATTTAGCATATTCTTCTAATACAAGAACGAAGTCTTCTAAGTCCATATTTTTGTAGCTATCGAAGTCTTTATCACCATCGAAAGATTCTTTATCAAAGTTATGAACGGAGAAGTGTAAGTCTGTACGACAGATGAATAAGATCTCTTCTTCTAAAGCAGAAAGATCTTTATTCAATTTACGAATACAAATTACAGGTTGTTCTAGACCAAAGTCAGAACCATCTGTAACTGTAAGGAATGTATTAGCACCTGTAGTGATACCAACGGAAGTTAATTCACCAGCTAAGAAACGACGAATTTCTTTAGCCAAGATACGAGCTTTAGTGTGTTTCAAATATGCACTAACTTCACGATCACGATCAGGCATTGGATAGTCTTGACCAGATACCATTTTCAATGGAGCAATACCAATTTTCAAAGTACCTTGCCAGAATGTAAAACCAATAGAAGAACCACCAAAGGTTTTAATATCTTTGGAGTTTGTCATTCGGTAATTAGAGTAAACATTGATAGATTTCTTTTGACTGGATCCACCAGTACGGTTAAATAAGCCTTGTCCAAGAGCCATTTTTGTTACCTCCTATAAAATAAGATAATAATTAATCTATTGTAGGCTACACTGTAATATCCTACAATCAGGGTTATAATATATCTTTGTAATAGGATATATCTAGAATCATATATTATTAAGGTGATATGATGATATAGTTTATAGTTTTAAGCCTAAAGGCAGAAGGGAGTCATATCATGAATTTAGTAGAAGCGTTAAAAGCAGTAGCTCCAAAGTTGGAAGGTAACATGAAAGTTACCAAAACAGATCATTCTTCATATGATGTTAATTGTTATGGAGAAGATAATGGAGACTATATTACATTAAGTGCTAGTGTAGAAGGTAATATTAGTGAAACTGATTTTGATATTTTCAATATCAATGTATCAGTAAATGATATTGAAGAAGAATTATCTTCTGAAGAAGTTTTAGATATCTTCTGTAATGGATCAGTAGATCCAACTGGCGTAGAAAATTTAGAGATCGGAGAATCTATGATCTTTGAATTATTCTAAAAGAAAAATCCCCTAGGAGATTGATTCTCCTAGGGGTATTTATTTTTTTTGTTTTTATCTACGTTTAAGTTCCATATCAGGATAGTTGATATAGATACGATTATAGTCTCTTCTTAAAGTTTCACGCTTAGCTAACTCTTCTCTTAGCTTAATATATTTAGCCTGTAAGATAGAATATTTAGATCTAAGTTTTTCATCTAGATCATCTTCAGATAATACACCATCGATGATAGATAGACGAGTATTGATGGAATGCAATAATAGCAATGCATCATTTTCTTCATCAATATTACGTAAACGTATTTGGAATTCAAAGAGATCATTTTCATAATCTTTGATAGCACTATATTTGAAAGAATTCGTTGTGTCCCTATATTGTTTTCTAGCCCAATCGATTGGACCAGCTTCTAATAGAGAATTGTCATCGATTCGGGATAGTGCTGTAATAACACGTTCGATCTCACGCTTAACTAGACGAATAGCAGTGTAAGACATTGCTTTACGTAAGCCTTTGATTGTAATGATACGATTAGATAATACATCATTATATACAGATAGACACCATGCAATAATAGTAGATGTATCTCTAGGACCACTATTTGTATAATTGATATATCCAGAGTTCTTTAATTTTTTGATAGCTATTTCAAGATCCATGCCAAAACCACAGCCGATCAAGAAGTCATCAGCTAATAGCATATCATGGTCTTTATACATAACAGAAGTAATCTTCCAAAGTAGATCTTTAAAACCAAATGCTAATAATGCAGCATAGTTTACTGTGTTAGCTCTACGGATAACACTATTAGTTTTATCTAAGTACATATCGATTTCTGCTTTAGCAATATCGATAGGAGAAGATGTGTTAACCAATGCACCGATATCATGTAGAATTAATGATAAGATCTCTCTATTAGATAAGTCTAAGATTGGATTGAATAATTTGAAATCAATCTCAACATAGTACTTATTCACTTTAGCTTTAGAATCATCACTATTGTATTCAAATGCATCATTCAGAAGAATATCATAGATATCATTATCTTTAATCACTGGCATTACACAGATACCAAAGAATGGAGTATCTGTATTCTTAGAAAGCAATACAGTATTACAAGTACTCCCAGTAAAGAAAGAGTTAAGTTCATGATTCAACTGTCTTAGAAGATCTGGGTCTTGATTTGTACGAAGTTGCTCGATAATATCTAAGCAATCGCCGAAATCATAATTGTTCATACTAGAACTCCCTTCTTGAAAGTAAAGGAAAATGCCTAGAGCCTATGAAGGCTCTAGGCTAGAATCCTAATTAGTTAAATTATGGTTTTACATATTCAACTTTTTCTGGAGCAGTGATGTCTTTCTTAGCATCGTTTACTTTGCTGTAAGCGGAAGCGTTAGGGTAACCACCAGCTGTACCAGAAGCTGTCATAGTATCAGGAATGAATGTAGTGTAATCATTCATCAAGTTACGTCCGATAGGATCAGTGTTTTCATAACGTGTACGAAGACCTGTTGGGTTGATGATTTTTACACGACCTTGTACTGGTTGATAACCTACCAATTTGAAACGTTCGAATGCATGTACTGCAGGCAATGCAGGGTTTTGAGCATTACGGATTTCATTGGATAAGTACAATTGGTAATCATAGATGCAATAGATAATGCGATCAGAATTACGAGGGTTTAACAAGATGATCAAGTTTTGGTTGTTGCGTAGTTTATCAGAGCTTACGAAGTTGTAAACGCGTTTGTCGGAAGTTACAACTGTACGAGTGAAGTCTAATTCTACAGGACCAATGGAACTTGGAGCTTGGTAAGTGTAAGTAGTTGGTGTAATTTTGCGAATGATCGCAGGGTTACCAATTACAGAAATAGTGATGTTAGGGTCATTCAATACTTGGATCATATATTGAGCGTAGTTGTCCAAAGCATCCATGAATGTTTTGTGACGGTATTCTACTTGATCCAATGCATAACCTTCTGGTGGAGCGAAGTCAAATACTTCAGCTAAACGGTTAGCTTCTGGCATACGTAAGAAGGATTCATCCAATTCAGCATGGATTTTGTCATCTTTGAAGTTACCAAGAGCTGTTTTGAACAAGGAAAGGATATTAGTCAATTGATCTTCGTTATAAAGAGCTTGAATATCTTTTACTTCTTCAGGGCTGATTGTAGTATTGATTGGGTAAGCATCAGGAATTTCAACGATGTTTGTTTGGGAATCCCATTTAACGCTTACAGTGTTGTGCATAGCAGAAGTTGTTTCACGACGAACTGCCAATACTACTTTTTGAATTGTAGTGTCGGAGCAGTACAACATGAATTGGTTATTTTTGAAGAAACCAGCTAAATGACCGGAGATAGTTTTAGGAGTACCTGCAGTTTGTTCAACAGTTACGGAGAAAGCAGTCATCATTTGACGGTCGATTTCACCATAGCCTGGTTCGAAGCGGCATTCTTGAATAGGTACTGCAACGTCGATAGGGGCAGCAGCAGTAATTTCAGCAGCTGTTACAGGTTCAACAGCATCACCAGCAGCGTTAGGTTTCATGTAACCAGCTTTTGGAATAGCATTAACTACGATATGAGTTACTGCGGATTCGATAGAGAAGTTATCGATGTTTTGGATCAAACCTTGAGGACCAAATACTGCTTTACGGATTTTGTCTTGAGCAGTTGTGTCAGTTGGAGCCAAAGGAAGAGTTACCAACAAGTTATGAGTTGGAGCTGTCGCAAGAATAGCACCAAACATTTCATTTTGTTGAGTGAACATATCGATTTCACGACCATCTGGAGTAACCATTTTGCGGATCTTCATAGTCAATGTGAATTTAGGAGTTTTAGCAACAGCTTTGTTGATAGCACCTTTATCGAATACGTTGTTCATCAAAAGGTTTTTGTGCAATGGGAATACCAAGCCCATAACTGGGTTGTATGCACCAAGAGTTGCACTTTCCAATAATTTGGAACGGTCATTTTCGTATTGAGCTTCCATCATAGCCATATGGTCTTGGTAACCACCTGGGTTGCCAAGGGCTTGGAATTCTTCCATATCAGCGGATTCAGATACGAAGAAATCACGCATAGTTTCATTGGATTCAGGAGACATCATTACACGGCTCATTTCTGTATAGAATTCAGCACCTGTCTCTTGACGGATATTTTCTGCCATTTCACGAATAGCAGAAGCATATTGACGAGTACTGGAAGTGTTATAGCCACGACCAAATACTACGTTGTCTTGTTTAGATTCACCTACAACTGGCATAATCTTTCTCCTTTCGAGATTATAAATGTATTTTTTGTATTTTGATTATATCAGGCATCTATAGGGACACCAAAATATTTACTATATTGTTATACTGTACAAGAGTATACAGTTTACTTTTTAATAGGTTCTTTAGGTGCTAAAGTACCCATTAATTCGTTTAATCTATCTAAAACCCAAAGGCAATAATAGAAGTCAGATTTGTTTTCAATATAAGACTTAGTATTGAATGTCTTTGTAATATAGTAGGAGATCATATCAGATAACTTATCTAAAGACTTAGATACCTTGGTAATGATCTTCATATTATCAGAGTTCTTCTTAACGTAATCTACTTTCTCTTTGAAAGCTAGGGTTACGTTATAAAGCTCAATGAATCTATCTTTCAATTCTTTAGTACGAATGGCTTTCTGTTCATCAGTAAGATCTTCAAAGATTTCATTCTCTAAACCTTTGATATCTCCTTCTTCACCACCATCAGAACCACCAGAAGGATCTCCACCATCAGAAGAGTCTCCAGCATCAGGTGTATCATCTCCACCTTCACTACCGTCTCCTCCATCGTCGCCTAAGTCATCAGGTTCCATATCACCATCATCGCCACCGGCGTCAGGGTCATCGGAATCTCCACCGTCATCATCACCTAAGTCGTCAGGTTCCATATCACCATCATCGGTATCGTCACCTGCATCAGGTTCATCAGTGGTATCATCACCATCTTCATCAGGAGCTCCATCTTCTAAATCTTCTGGTTCATCATCTTCACCTTCAGAATCATCAGCTAATGGATCGTCACCGTCATCACCTGTATCTTCGCCTTCATCATCAGCATCCATGTCAGGTTCTTCAGGTTGTTCATCGTCATCATCGCCTGGCTCATCATCTGCAGGATCATCACCACCACTTAGATCATCAGGTTCTTCATCAGTACCATCACCATCTGCATCAGGATCGCCTGCACCTAAATCTTCAGGAGCATCATCGGCATTATCATCTGTATCGGATTGAAGAGGATCTCCACCATCCCCAGCAGGAGGTGGAGTTTCTTCTTTCTTATCCTCTTCTTTTTTATCATCTTTCTTTTTCTTCTTATCATCATCAGCTTCCATATAAATGGCTTGCTCTTTAAGCTGATCTAAGAAATCATTAAGACCCATAATATATCTCCTTATTAATCATCGTCCTTATTTTTACCAGGTAAGGCTTCACCATGTTTAAATGCCATATTATACATGAGTCTAGCTTTTTGACTTTCGAGTTTTTTCTTGATTTTAAGAAGCTCTCTTTGTTTTTCAAGACTACCATCATCTTCAGCTTTCTTTAGATAACGATTAGTCATTTCTAATTCTAATTCAATTTCTTCTAGAACTTTACGACGTTCTTTAGATTGAGCATCTAAAGACATACCTAAGTAGCCTAGAACTACAATTACTGAAATAGCTGGGTTAATAAAGTAACCTACACCTGCAGTAATAGCTAGTTTAACAATACGGCTTGCTTTAGGTAAGATATTACCAGCAATAACAGCCTCTCTATTTTCAGACTCTAAGTCTTTAGTATTAACTACACCTTTAAGTTGATCCAATTGAGCATCAAATTGTCTACTTAGATTAGATACATCTGAAGATACATCACTAAGCTTAGCTTTAACTTTCTCAGAAGCCATAGCAATAGTATTAGCAATATTCATTTCTTTAAGAGTAGTAGGATATTTAGTGAAGTCATATAAAGAATTTACACAAGCTTCTTTTACTTTAGTAGAAATGATAGCTTCATCTAAAGACATATCTTCATCAGAAGAGTCATCGATATCTTTAAGTTTATTTAGATTATCCTTAATGCAATCAATCTTTTCATAGTCTTCAAATGTTTTATACTGTTTACGTCTAGCTGTTTTAAGGGTATCCTTCAATACAGTTTGATATTCAGTTGGTTTGATTACAGATGGATCTAGTTTAGTTAATTGAGTAATACCATCAATATCATCTAAAGAGAATCTATCAAAGGATTCTTTAATAAGACTATTAGCATCTTTTTCAGACAGAGATTCTAAAGTCTCTAAAAGCATATCAATCTTTGTTGGTAAAGTAATAAGACTTTCTTCAATAGACTCATCAATATTATCTACTAGGAGTCTCATTCTAGCTACAACATCTTTATCAATCTTATTAGCATACTTTTCATATGTATTAAGTAAAGACTTAATCAATAAAGGTTTCATCTTCATAGTACAGCAAGAAAGCAATGCTTCGTTATACTTAACCAATGTAGTATAATAAGCTGTAGTATCAATATTTAACATATTCAAAGTATCGAAGATCATATCCATATTATTGATATACGTATCGATACCTATATTATTTGGAATGGTTTCAATAAGAGTTACAAAGTTTTCATGAGTTGGATCGAATTTGAATTTAGCAATATATGCTTCCATCTTACCATCTCTGAAATCAATAACTTCATCAAGATCAGTTTCTTTTGGTTTATTAATCTTATCTACAATCTTAGCAATATCACTAGAACCAAATGGATTATAGTTTGACATATCGTTTAGTGTAGATTCTAATGCTACAGTATATAATTCTTTATCATCACTATTTAATAAGAAGTAATCTGCAACTGCTTCTACAATATCTACTGTATCATATGGGCATGCATTCTTACTTAATACAAAGAGATAGTTTTCTGTAGCTACTTTGAATTTATTAATACTAGACATATTGTAAGTATCAATTAGTTTACAGATTCTTGCAGCTTCTCTAACTGCATCATTTTTAGTAAATACTTTTTCAATAACGATCTTATCGAAATCAAAACGTCTACCAATCTTTTCATAGTTTTTAATAATACGATCATAAGTTACATTCTCACATGCAGCCTTATACATCATATTTAAAGTTTCATGTGCAGCTTGCTCTCCACCATCACCAAAATTACCTGGTACAGCTGATGCAATATTACTAACTGCAGTCTTAGCCCCATTTTTAATATCATTATGGACTTTATCTACTACATTAGATACTTTGTTTTTTACTCTACCCTTATGAAGAGCCATCTTACGTTGAAGATAGTTTTTGAATTGATTAGCATCACGTACTTTAGTAATGGATTCTAATACTTTTTGACGATGCTTGTTGACTACTACTGGATCATTGTATTTGTATAATTCCAATAATAAGTCTACAGATTTCATGATCGCAGTATCAATATTAGAATCTAACTCCAATATGTTTTTGAATACCGTCTCAGCCTGAGTCATATTGTGGTTCTCGGATACGATGTTATAAAGACCAGCATAATTATCTGATGTCTTACGCATCTTAGTCAATTCGAGTTGCCGTTTTCTAATATTCGTAATCATTTACGCATTCTCCTTTTTAAGACTTATATTTATTATTAATAAGTTCAGATATTAAACATTGTATTCAGCTAAAACTGGGGTCAATTAACATAAATATAATACTAAATTATTTAATCTTGGAGGGTAAAATGAATATTCCATTTATTATACATGAAGCTCCAATGACGGTTGGTGAATCTCGACTCGTTGAAAGTATCAACAACAAACCTGTTGCTGAAGGTATCCTTCAGGATGGTGATACAATTAATCGTAACCGCCGTTGTTATGCAACTGCTGATTTAAAAGCACAAATTATGTGTGAACGTACAAAAGAATTACTACGTACTGGTAATATGAAAGGTGAACAAGGTCATCCTATGAGTGACAAAGTTGAACGCCAATCTACAATTGATCCAGCTATGGTAGTAGTTAAATATCTTGATATTAAAGTTGAAGGTAACTTAGTTCTTGGTCGTTTCACTGGTACAAATAACCAAGCTGGTCGTGACTTCAATGAAGATCTTTTAGATGGTGAATTACCAAGCTTCAGTCTTCGTGCATTAGGTGCATTAGAAAATGTTGGTGGTAAGAACTATGTAAAAAATTTAAAGATCATTACATGGGACCGTGTAATCTATCCTTCCCATAAACGTGCATACACTACAGGTCTAATTAAAGAATCTGCTAGTATGGAAGACAACAATGAAGTTGTAGTTCAAGAAGGTTATGAAGGTCGTATTATCCCAATCAATAACCCTGCAGTAATTAGCTATATTCAATCTGAATCTGCAAATGTAGATCTAATTTCTGATGTAATGGAATTCAATAAACGTGGTATGACTGTATTAGAAAACGGTGATGTACGTTTATTCGATGAAAGTGGTGCATCTTTGATTATGTCTCCTGAAAAATACATCAAAGATGAAATCATGGAATGGGCTAAAAAGCAATATTAAGAAAAAAAATAAAACAACCCAAGGAGTCTAAGCTCCTTGGGTAATTTTTATTACTAATTTAGAATTGCCGTATTCTAAGTACTCGACTGTATATTGTTTATCATTTAATAGACGTTCACCTAGATCATTAAGATTTGCAGAATTGATATAGGTTCTATTCTCACATACCATAAAAGTATAATGAGTCTTCAATCTATCAACGTATTCGATCTCAATATTGTTATTGCTAAATTCTCTAAACTTTTTACCTATCATATACTCTAGTTTACCCATAGCAATAGCCATTGGATATTTAGGAGTATATATAATATTAGTTAAGTTGGCTAATCTAGTTTGATATACTTCTGGGATTACAACTAACCCAAAGGATCTAATATATTGAATATTATCTAATATCCACTGACAAGATTGTTTAACACATTGAAGTTCAATTTCATCTCTATAGCCATTATTGAACTTAATATATTTATAATCAATCAATTGGTCTACGTGAGTTAATTCATGGATAATAATCTCTAATGCTAGATTTCTAATTTGGTCTGTATCAATAAACTTATGAGCTTCTACTGTATCAGCAAATGCCTCTAAGCTTATATATATACACCCATATGGTGTGGTTCTAGCAATATTAGTTTTAGTATCTAAGTATCCTGCAACAAAGTTTAATCTCGTGTAAGGATCTAGTGTATTTACCTTTCCATTAAATGTATTATAAACAAATATAAGAGTTTCTTGAGCTAATTCTATTATGTCAAATCTGTTCATATCTTTCCTCCTCAACATAATAATATATCAATAAAATGTACTTTTTTAAAAGGAGTCTGAAATTATGTTTAATAGAATGACAGACGTTGTAAATAAAATAGAGAGACGTTTAGGTACAGCTCCTTTGAACTTACCTGAAGAACTCCAAAAAGAACACTGGGCTGATAAAGTAATCAAACCAGATACATTAACTACTTTTAGTCGTTTCTTTCCTCATATGATTAAAGTCCAACTTAAACCAGAGGATAAGAAAGATGGCTATTATCTATTAGATCGTCAAGTACCAGATAATTATGAGATTCTTGGTGTTAAAGATATCTTATGGTCTGATACTAATAATGAGACTGCTGGTTTACAACAATATTCTGGATATGGCATCTATAATGTATTAGCAAGATCTATGGATACAGATAGTATCATGCTTGCTCAAAGCTATGCAGATATGAGTTCTCTATTCAATAGCGGTATATATCTAGATTTCATTCCACCTAATATGGTTAAACTTGAAATGGCTGTTGGCGGTAATACAGATAATCTATTGTCTAATGTATATATTGGTGTATTCGTTAAGCATCCAGAAAACTTAATGACTATTGAACCAACTAAGATGGAGACATTCGAACAACTAGCACAAGCTGATGTAGCTACTTACCTATTCGAATATCTTAAACACTATGATGGTATTGAAACTGTATATGCTAATATTGACTTGAAGTTATCTTCATTAGAATCTCAAGCTCAAAGACGAATGGAGATCATTGAATTCTTAAGAGACAACTATGTTAACCCAGCTAATACTAATCAACCAATCATGTATACTGTATAAAAAAATAAATATGAGAAGGAGTTTCAAACTCCTTCTCTATTTTTACTTCATCATATTCTGTCTATTATTACCAAGCAATGGAGTAATAGCCATATATCTAGCCATAGATCCAGCATGTAATAATGGATTATATGTCATAAAGAATCTTCTAAATCCCTTAAGACGAGATACTGGTACATCGAATATTAGATCATTATTGAATCTAAACTTCATTGCTTCTGTTAATGTACCATTATGATCATCTATTAATACAAATGGCATTAGATCTAATCTATTACCAAATCTATCTTCAAGATGTAAATATCGAACTTTAAGACTATCACACTTAATATCTAATAGATCTCCAGCTGTCGAATACATCCTTTTAAATGGAGATGTCTTATTGTTAGGATCACAGATATCTATCGCTTCATCTATAATTGTACATAAGTCATCATAGTTATCCCAGTCAATGATTACTCCTACAGTTTCACCTCTAGGTGATAATCTCATTCTATATCTATATCTAAGATTAGTTGTAAGCTTATTAGCTCCAACTACATACTCAGTGTGGAAGTTCTCCTTAATCTCAGTATTGATTCTCTTAATTATATTATTAAACGTAACCTCCATTTTTAATGTCAGTTGATAATTTAGTTCAAAGATTTGTTCGACTACTTTAGTATAGTTTTCAAAGTTAGCCAATATATTCACCCCAATCTATTAGTGATTTGTAACGGCTATCTTAAAAAAATAAAACCCCTAGGAGAATGAACTCCTAGGGGAATTATAATTATTTTCTAGCAGAACTGATTAGATGATGATCAACATCAATCTTATTCAAATCAGGATAAATATCTGCATAGTATTTTGTAGTACCATTGATCACTGTAGATAAACGTACTACTAGATCCTTTTCACGTCCTTGATGACGAATCAATTCATAACGTAGACGTTTGTTTGGATCGCATTCAGAGTTGAATTCGGATACAAATTGACCGAATTTCATAGCTGCATTTTGATCAGCCATTTTGTAGTTCAACAAGCGGACTGCACGAACAACTTTGTCAGTATTAGATTCTTTGATTTTATTGAAAGAATCATAATCCACATAGTTTCCTAAGATGTGTTCATTCTTAGGGAATACTACATTTACTTTAGCCTCACCATTATCCGGCGTGGACACCAATTCTGTCTTAACTTCTTCTGTTTCTGGTTTATTAATCATTTGAGAGAAGTTAACAGCAATACTAGAATCAGTATTCGCTAAAGGTTGTTGGATTGCTTCTTCTGCAGAATCAATGATCTCTACATTTTGCATACCGATTTCTTCCACTGGGGAATAATCTTTTTCTAATTCTAACAAGGATTCATTAACATCGAATCCTAAAGATGATAATTGTTGAAAAAGGTTTTTGTTTTCTGTGTTTGTAATTTCCATAATATGTGTCTCCTTTATAATATAAACTATGGAATAAAATAAATAGGTGATAGATCATCAAGATCTATCACCTTAATAATATATGGTTATTAAACTATTTGCTTGCATATTTAGCATACTTAAGTATGTAGTATAAAGCTTTATATTGTCTTACTGGTGGTAATACATTACAAAGCAATGAAGCTACTTCTAATACACCAGGTTTCTTAAATTTAAGTATTTTCTCTTCAGCTTCCATGATTATTCATAATCTCCTTCATACTTTTACGAATATACTCTTTTGTCTCGTTAGGTATATTATTAACTATATGTAGAATAAAGAGATCATAATGCCTTCTAAGAAGTCTACATTTTTGTCTAGTTCTAACATTCATTATTATCACCTAGTAAAGATGCTACTTTAGAATCTTCTAATAATTCTTTAGAAAGATTTATACCAATCAACTTAAGTTTTTCTAATGCAGCATCATTTGCTGCTTCTAATCTTTCTAAAGTACTAATAGTAGTTATTAAATTAGCTTTGGCTTTATTTCTTGGTCTATTATTCATCATTATCATCCTTAACTACTACTAAACGTGTAGAATTATTACTTAGATGCTCAAGAGCATTATACATCTTAGCAATCTTATTATAGAATTCGATAAATGATTTTCTATAGCATTTCATCTTAGGCTTATAACAAACAAATCTTAAAAGATCTGCACAAGTTGTATTCTCTATAAGATTTTTATTAAGCTCAGTAATTCTATCAATTAAGATATCATTTATAGTCATACTATTATTGGTAATACGACTATTGACGTATAGGTCATATGCTTTAATAAGATTCTTATATCTACCATTCTTCTTATACAATAAAGTATCTTTCGTAAATAAGTCCTTAGTCTCCATCTTTATATCCATCCTTTGTGTATTCTATTACAGAATATCCAGCATCATATTGCTTCTTAACAGATTCTCTAATCTTAAATAAGTCATCAGCTTTCTCTTGTAAAGTATTAAGACTAATCTTAATCTCTCTACACTCAGTTGCATACTTACTAAAGATAGGTTTCTTAGCATTATAAAATCTGGATATAGATCTAAACCCATCATCTACTACTTCAATACATTCCGTATTAGGATTACGAGTTCGACCTAAAGTTTGTTTAGCTAATATCTCTGACTTAAATGGTTCAGCCAAGATAATAGTAGCTTTTAAATCTCTGATGTCTAATGCAGCGCCAGCAGATTTAGTTGTCGAAAGTATAATAGTCTTCCTGAGTTGCTCTTGTTTAATCTCTTTAGGAATAGCAGATGTATAGACACCGATATCATCTTTGAACTCAGGGTAGTTCTCCTCAATCCAAGCCTTAACGATATCTATAGCTGATATGGTACCAATATATACAAGTACTTTACCACCAATCTTCATGATCTTATCCATAACTATATACATCATATCATAGAATTGGTTATTACAAACAATATAGTTCGTATAAGCATTTCTATTTAATCCATATACATTATTAGAGCATTCACTTATATCTTGTGGTGATGGTCTACTATTAAATCTTAATGCAAGATAAGATGTGTGAGGATCATTATCTTCATCAAATAGATTTATACTAGGAATATTCTTAAAGTACAATCTATAAATAAAGTTTTCAGTCTCATCAGATCTACCAGGTGTTGCAGTAAGATATAATGTCTTCTTAGTATTGGTATAGAAGTCAATCATACAGATATTATCAAAGTTTAGATGTGCTTCATCATAAACCTTTAGGAATACTTGTAGTTTCTTGAATAGTTCACCAATCATATTCCATCCATTATTAGTACCGAAGTTCTGTAATGTAGAATGAGTAACTAGGAATACTTTATACTTAGATACATCAGTAATACCATTTAATATCTTATGGATACCAACTGATCCGTTAATTACTAATACCTCTCTAGTAGGATCTAGATCAGTATATTCACCAACACAATTTCTCCATTGGTCTAACCAACCTGTAGTAGATGCAATAACTATAGTTCTAGCTTTCCAATACATTAGAGAAGCTATAGTTACATACGTCTTACCTTTACCAGTTGGTAGATTTATAGATAGTTGACTATTATTCTGATTAGAGTAATATTGCCCTTTACCTAGAATGAAATGAAGTGCCTCTTGTTGAACTTCATCTCTAGGAAGATATTTAATCTTAATAGGTGGAGTTTCAAAATATGGATCGCTATTATATTCTTTAACTGGTTCTTCACCTTCAAAGAATTTCTTAACGAAGTATAAGTCTAAACCCCTAGGGAGATAGAGAAGTCTATTAGCTTCATCATATGACATCCCTTTATAACTTTTAGTGAAAGTAATTCTATCAAATATAGTAAAGTAAGATTCCAGTCTAGGAGCATCTCCTAGACTGTAATCAGTAATCACTATAGATGAATTACGTAAGATTATCTTATTCATAATCTTAAATTTCCTCATTCACCAATGCATCAGTAAGCTTACGTTCATTTCGGATATCCTTATTAGTTAAGCTTGGCTGATTCATAAATAATTGTGGCTGTTCTTGGAAGAAGTAATCTATAGTAGATGGTGCTGTCTTATTATAAGAAGATGGATTCTTCAAGATACTAGCCAAGTTTTGGAAGTCTAATGTCTTAGTAATAGAAGGATTTTCATATAATGCTTTGGTAAGTGGAAGTAATACGTAAGGTTCATTTACGTTATTCCAGTTAGGTTTATCAAAGATATTATATGCACTTCTAATTTGATTGGACAAGATTGTTTCAGTATGGACTGTATGCTTAGACATACCACCATTCAATAATGCTCTCATGAACTCTTGTGCTAAATCATCTTTAGTAAAGGATGTAGTAACTGCAGCCTTATCCAAGATATCTTTAATACGGTTTAGAGTCTTAGAGAACTCATTATTTACTATAGGTGTATAGAATATAGTTTGATCTTCTTCTTTAGCTAATATGCTAATTGGAATATTGATCTCACCTTCATCAGTTTGATAACGTTTCATATTAGTTAATCTAACTAATGGTTCAGATAGATAGAATTTATCAATCTTATCAATTTCGATTGGATATTCTTCTTTGCGATCAATAATAGTGAACTTATTCACATAATCATTATACTCTAATACTGTATTAGTAGTATCATCTACATCATCTTCATTATCTTTAAAGATCTCATCAATATGGAATCTTAAATAGATATCATTATAGTTTCGATCTTCAATTAATGAGATAGTTTCTGCAGAACGAACGAAGTTTTCTACAAACTTGATTGGTAATTCAATATCAGGAATATCTGTTACCAATACGTGTTTAGCAGACAACTGTAACTGAGTTGTACTAGCTGTAATGTCTTCAGATGGATACTTACCTACATCAATATCCTTATTGATAAAGTATAAGTCGCCATAGCAATATCTACAAATTCCTTCACCTTCAGAATGAGACTGACAAGTGATAGGACTTCTAGTATAAATAGTCTTACCAATTAAGTGAGTATCGGCTTCGGTAATAGGACCTAAATCAAAGTCTTTTACTTGATCGAATCTATAATACTTACCAATCATTAGACTAAGCTCTTTCGCATCTTTAATATCATATCTAATAAAATTACGAGAAGAGCATTTGAAATGTGGATCTGGATGCAAACGAGTACCCTGGTTGTTTAGACCAATCTTACGTGCCATTGCACCAGAAGAACCTACATTGATTTTGGAAATGATTTGAGCAGTACGACCTGCAGAGGATTCAATAAAGTAATCCATCAAATCAGTTACACCGCCATTGATATAGCTGTTAGCAATAACATGTGGGAATACGCTACCATTACCATCTGGTTTAGTACCAATGGAGATTGCGTATTCTTTAAGCTGACGAATATTAATACTTTCATTAGCTCTAAATGCATTTGTATAAATATGATCATACCCTAAGATATCTTTAGATTTTAAGACATAATCACGTACTTTACTAATACATTCCATACCATAATCATTAGCCTTTTGTAAATCTACTTTACCCATATCAGGATGTAATAGATTATAGTATTCAGGGATAGCATTCATCATTAATACATCATCTTGTAAGTTAATGCTATTTACAAATAGATCTGCAAACTCATCAACTTTAGCAATATGATACAATGCATCTGCAATCATATTATTCTTAGTTAAGAAGTCGATATCTTCTACATGAACTTCAATGAAGAACTTATCAATGTATTTCTTGATATCTTTAGCTGTAATTTCTCGTTTAAGGAAAATATGTTTTGGTTCAATCTCACAATCACTCTTAATGATAAGAGACCATAAGATAAGATTCAACCAATAGTCATGAATAGTTAAACCGAATTCATGACCACCAATAATTAAATTGATCTTAGCCTTAGATAGGCTAGGATCGTCTATACCATCTCGTAGTATACAATGAATAGCTTCGAAGTGGTTAGACCAATTCTCTTTCTTAATTTGTTGATTTACATCAAGTGTCATTTCTCCTTTGTTTTTAATAAACTCAGTATAAATCCAGTAATTCTCAAAGTTGACAATAGTATCAAACATTTAGGAACCTCCTTAATGAATTACATCTATATTATTCTACTACTATAATATATATTCATATGTAAAATTCACTGTAACAAATAAAACCGGTATAGGATCTTTAAGACCCTATACCGAATGGTTTTATTATTTTTTTGGAGTTGGTAAATGTTTAGAAGATTTAGCAGTTTTGATGTATTCAACTTGAGATTTGCGAGCTACACGAACTGCTTGGTTATTGTATTTTTGAACGATCTTTTTGATCAAAGCACGTTCGATAACACGGTTTTTAACCAATTTAGTCCAGAGTGGATCTTTCTTTTGTTTAGCGATTTGGAATGCAGCCATTTTTACACGGCGAGCCAAGTCGTCATTTTTGCTTAAGCGAACCAAAGTCTTTTTATTCAATACGGATTTTTCTACCAATAATTGAGCTTCTTCGGATTCTGCGAATGCAATACGTTCGTCTTGAGGCAATTTAGAAGCCTCAGCATAAATCATAGCTTCAAGTAAAGCATTAGGGTTGGCAAGATCTTCACCAAGAACATCTTGTCGATCGTTTTCGTTGAAAAACATGTTTTCGTCCTCCTTGGAGATTATTTTATTTAAATATATT